GCTGGCACTCACGAGCTGCCACATTCATATGATGAGGTGGGTCGGGCGATTGTCTCAAGTTTCACTGCCGTTCCAATTAACCCCGCTGACAATGATGGTTTCGCCTTCAATCCAAATGCTGCTGCTCCCTATCCATTACCGTATGCTTACGGTCCGAGCATCAACACTCTGCCGGTGGCCGGCAGTGTCGAAACGTCGTTCGCGTCCTCTTCCACTCTGGCACCAGCTTCCACGTTTCGAAGAGTTCAGGAACGATTCGGCCATTTGGGTTCTCGCTTCGTCTCGGCAATGTCCCGTAATCGCTACTCCGCTTTGCGCACGATCTTGACGGAAGAGATTAAAGTCGGGTCTAACCCAGTTCCTCCGCCGGTATCACAGACCAAAGACAATGCCCGTCGGAACAACGAAGTGCCTAAGCCCGCTCGCTGGACCGAGCTCCGTGCCGAATTGCAGAAGTCCGTCTCCAAGTATCTGAATTTTACACTCCCCTGTGTGCCACTTGCAGCTGAGGAACTAATGTTCACCGCTGACGTCCACCGCGCTTCGCGACTGGCTTCTGATTTGAGATCTAACCCCGGCGAGCTTGGTACTGCTGCTGCGGCAGATGTTGCCAAGGCGCTTGATGCCATCGTGGACTCCTATCGCTTGGAAGACAAGACTGTCACTGTGCCTGTCACAGCGTATCTTGGAGTCTCAGGCTGCGGCAAGACTGTCGCCACCACTGAGTTTTTGCGGGGCTTGTCACCTGAGGAACGTCAGAACGCCCGAGTTGTTAGCCATACTGAGAGTCTCCGCGCGGAAGCGAAAGAAAAGATCGATTTCCCCGAGATGCGCGGTTTCAATTTCCCCACCTTGGCGAACATCCTACTCGAGCCCTCGTCTGGCATCATCATTTTTGATGATGCCGGCCAGGTCTGGGGTGGTGTGCTTGACCTAGTCGTTCTGACCAATCCACTGGTGACTCACATAGTCATTAATGGTGACCCTGCACAGGGTCACCGGTCTTTCCAGGTGGCAGGCACCCAGAGCAAGCACGATCCCAGTGCCATTGCTACTATTGCCCAGCAAACAACAAAGTACGCAACACTGTCACACCGCATCTTTCAGCTTCTCTCAAACACATTAGGCATTTACACGACTTCCACTGTTCCAGGTTTCATCACCCACTCTGTTGGCCCAAAGGTTGGCATCCCCGTTAGCACTGCTTCGCCGCGCTACGTTAACGTCCTTGATGCGGCTGGCAGGCACGCCGAGACCTTCCAGACCGTTCAGGGCGAGGACTATGACATGCCGGTTGAGGTTGACATGACGGGCCTTGAGGGCGCCATTATGGACCGCACCGCCTATGTCTCCTTGACTCGGAGCAAGGCTGGAGTTTACGTCCGAATGGCGGCCGCTGACCCCGCAAGCACCATCAAGTCCCCTCCCACCGGCAGCGATCTGATGAATGCTCTGGTCTATGAAATGCGTGCCACCAACACTGGGTCTTTACTGGCGCCTAGTAGCTTGGTTAAGGCTGCTTTTTATCGCCATTTGCATTGGTCCATGCCCAAACTTGTCTGGTTCGCCAATGTTGGTGCTTCCGTGCCAGCCTCCGCATTCCAGCATGTTATTGAGGCCTCCAACGACACTTTTGTGTCCGAGAACGTTTGTGATGACGTCATTCCCAACTATTCAAGACCTGACGCCACGCCTCCACATGACAATTTAGTTGAGGAGTTCCACCCTTTTGCCAAGGAAGACCGTGAGGCATCCACACGCTACGGCCAAACCGACCAGTTCAAGGACGGTGCCTTCGTCAACCCGGCGGTGCACAAACGAAATGACACTCCCACTTACCGGCTGAGCGTTGAGAAGCGCTTGAAGACTGCTACCCGTGCTCAGAACCTCAAAGCGATGTTAGACAACCCTAGGAAGGACATGTGCGATGAGTATGATCGTCTTGTTCCGATGCCACCCCATTGGACGGAGCAAAACTTTGACGGCTACATTGATCGTGCAATTGACGAGTACCTCTCCAAACGCACTGCCCGTGCTGTGCTCCAAAAATTACAGCAACACGACCCCGATCGCAGCCCCTCCAACATTAAAATCTCGCTGAAGAACCAGGTGATCAAGAAGGCGGAGAAAATGTACAAAAAGGAGGCGCTTCCAGGCCAGTTGATCCATGAGTACGATATCATTCAAACACTCCTCGATTCTTCATATGCGCTGTGGCTTGAAAACCACTTGCCTGACGCTTTTCCCGATAATTTCTTGTTCTACCGTAGGATGGATCCAGATCAATTCATCACGGCTTACTCGAAGCGCTGGCGTGTTGACAACGGGGCCTATGGTTCCGATGT